TTTGAATTTGCTTTATCAACTTCGTCAACGCGAAGAAGAAAACAGTAAGGAATAAATCATGGCAAAAACCAAAATCTCAGAGTTTTCCAGCACCCCGGGAAACAACACTGACATCGACGGGATCAACATTGCGGAGGGTTGTGCGCCTTCTGGTATTAACGATGCTATCCGTGAGTTGATGAGCCAACTCAAGGACTTCCAAACTGGTTCTGCTGGAGATTCTTTTAACGGGCCTGTTGGAACGACTACAGCGGCTGCTGGAGCGTTTACGACTCTGAGTGCGTCTTCTACTGTTTCTGGTACTGGATTCAGCACTTATTTGGCAAGTCCTCCAGCAATCGGTGGAACTGCTGCTGCTGCTGGATCATTTACTACTTTGAGCGCATCAAGCACTGTCACCCTCTCCGGCGGCACTGCAAACGGTGTGCTCTATCTCAACGGCAGCAAGGTTGCGACGAGTGGGACTGCGCTGGTGTTTGATGGGAGTACGTTCAAAGTAACAACCGGCGCTGGCGGAATTAGCGCCTTTTTTACTGATGCAACGTACTCTTCATTAAAAATTGATCATTCAGACACTTCTGGATTGGTCAAATTTTTGAACGGTGCAAACGCCGCAATGCTAGGACTTGCTGGCGATAATCTGCGCTTTTATATAAGCAATTCAGAATCCATGCGCCTCACCAGCACAGGGTTGGGTATCCAAAACAGCAGTCCTGCTGCAAAACTCCATGTGGGCGGCGCTGCTGCTACCCGTAGTTTGTTGATTAACAACTCTACGATTGGTCAAACAATTACCGATGGTTTCTATATCGGAATTGATGGAAGCGGTAACGCAACGCTTGATAACCAAGAAAATGGGTATATGCGTTTTGCTACCAATGACACGGAAGCAATGCGTATTGATTCGTCACAAAACGTCGGCATTGGACAAACATCTCCTGCCGCAAAGCTGGATGTTTACCAAGCAACTGTTGGGTTAAATGTTGCAAAACTTATTCACGTAAATGGAAACGGCATTCAAATCAATCCCAGCTACAACTACTACGATGCCTACAACCATATTTTCCGTTCGCTGAGTGGCACGACAACCTACGCAACGATTGATAACAGCGGCAACCTCGGTCTGGGTGTGACGCCGAGTAGTTGGGCAACTGTTACTGCCGCACAAGTCAAGAACGCATCTCTTGGTGGTTACGGGAACAACTCTTATTTGTCCGCAAACGCCTACTACAACGGTGGGTGGAAATACATTGCTTCAGCCGCTGCATCTCAAATTTACCAAGAAGAAAATAAGATCATATTTAATCAGGCCGCAACCGGCACCGCAGGAAACGCTATCTCCTTCACGCAGGCGATGACGCTGACGGCGGCGGGGGACTTGGGAGTCGGAGTCACTTCGCCGTTCACGCGGTTTGATTCCGCATCGGCGCGTACCACTACCTTAAACAGCATTGCGTCGTTTAACACGATGCCTGCATCCGTTACGGATACAACAGCATTTGCTGTGGGCGTTGGCGGAGGCATTAACTTTAGAGCGCAACTGAGTTCTTCGGCATACTCGACTTATGCAGCCATTTGGAGTTACCGCGAATCTGCGAATGTTAGCGATTACAAAGGATCGTTGATCTTTGGGACTGCTGACAACTCACTTGGCTATCCCGTAGAACGCGCCCGGATAGATTCGTCTGGGAATTTGCTGGTTGGCTCTGCTACAGCATCTGCTTCTGGATTGTTGTCTGTGGCGGTGGGCAACGCTACTGGTGGATCAGTTAAAGCCCAAGATACCGATGGCGCTGTAGTAGAGATGCAAGCGTCTGGATCAACGACGTATTTGTATTCAATAACCAACCACCCGTTAACTTTCGGCACCAACAACACCGAACGCGCCCGGATAGATTCGTCTGGGAATTTGCTGGTTGGGACGACGAGTAACACTAACACTTCCAAGATATTTGTCCTTGCAACCTCAAGCGGGGCGGCATTTGCTTGTCAAGGTTACTCCGGTGACGTATCCGCTACCGCCGCCCTATTTGGAAAGTTTGACAACGACACCACAACTAGCCAAATCTTTCTCAGATTTACCGTCAATAACAACAGTGCTGGCTCTGGACAGATCAATGCCAATGGTGCCAATGCTGCCGCGTTTGGGACTTATTCAGATGCACGACTCAAGAAAAATGTTGTTGATCTGCCGCCGCAACTTGACAGTATCATGGCTCTGCGGCCTGTTGAGTTTGATTACATTGAGTCTGAGGGTGGCGGTCATCAAATCAGTTTCATTGCCCAAGAGTTTGAAACTGTATACCCCGATGCTGTTGGAGAACGTGAAGACGGCATGAAGACATTGACGGGCTGGGGCAAAACTGAGGCGCGTCTTGTAAAAGCAATTCAAGAGCAGCAAGAAATCATCAACGACCTCCGCGCCCGTGTGGCGCAGCTGGAGGCTCAAAAATGACACAAGAAGAAGCATTGCGACTTTTTGAGTACAAAGATGGAATGCTGTATTGGAAGACAAGAGGAAATGGTTTTGCACCTTTTAAAATAGGATCAAAAGTAGGATCGGTGTGTGAAAGAGGATATGCAAGAACCAAAATTAACGGTAAAGGATACCTTGTGCACAGACTTATTTATTTAATGCACAACGGATTTATACCGGAATTTATTGACCACATTGATGGAAACAAAAATAACAATAAAATAGAAAATTTAAGGCCTGCAACTCGCGCAGAAAATTATTGGAATGTTCCGGCAAGAAAAACAAATAATTTATCAAAAATTAAAAATGTTCATTGGAACAAATCGTCAGAAAAATGGGCAGTAGTTATTAAAAGAAACAAGAAAACTCATTATTGTGGGCTTTTTAAAGATTTAGAACTTGCTGAATTGGTTGCAATTGAAGCAAGAAACCATTATCACGGGGCATTTGCCCTACAGTAGAAAGGAGCCTAATCATGGCAACGCAAATCACTTGGAAAATTGAAAATTTGAATCGTAAGACTGCTGATGGTTTTGTCACCACCGCACATTGGCGTGTGACTGCTGTTGACGGAGACTTTTCCGCAACGATCTATTCCACTGCATCTTGGGCAGAAGATAGCCCGCCAGCAATTCCTTATGCCAATCTTACTGAAGCAGAAGTGCTTAACTGGGTGTGGGCATCTGGTGTTGATAAAGATGCTGCTGAACAAGCACTTGCAGACAACATTGCTTTGCAGAAGAATCCTGTGCAAGCCAATGGAGTGCCTTGGTAATAGGGTGAAGCCACTGCCCTTTCAGTGGCATTGAAGGAGAAGCGAAATGGGTAAAGACAACAAGCCCCAGATCGTCACTATTGATGGTGTAGAACATGACATGACTCTTTGGGATGATCGGCAAAAGACCATCCTGAATCATGTTGCGGATCTTGATAGAAAGTTGGCGTCTACCAGGATGCAGTTGGATCAGCTACAAGTTGGTCGAGATGCATTCTTCCAGATGCTGAAAGAATCTCTAGATCCACAAGAGGTTGGATTGAACGACTGATGGATTGGCAGAGCATTCTCAACATCGTTGCTGGTGCTGTTCTGACAGCTATCGGTTGGTGGTGCCGTGAAATCTGGGACTCATTGAAGTCTTTGAAAAGCGACATACAACGAATTGAGATTGATCTGCCTAAAACCTACGTTTCCAAGGCCGAAATCAACACCAGATTCGACAAGATTGATTTAGTTCTAGAAAGAATCTTTGATAAGTTGGATCATAAGGCCGACAAATGATAGATCCAATTTCAGCATTCGCGGCAGTTCAATCTGCTGTTGCGCTGATTAAAAAGGCGAAGTCAACAGTTGATGACGTTCGCTCTTTAGGTCCTCTTGTCGGTAAATTTTTCGAGGCCAAGCATCAGACCACGAAGGCCATTGCACAGGCAAAGAAGTCCGGCGGGTCAACGATGGCTCAAGCTGTTCAGATCGAAATGGAACTGATGCAGCAAGAGGCTTTTGAGGCCGAACTCAAGAATTTGTTTATTTATTCCGGCAACGCTGATGTCTGGCAAAAGATTGAGGCAAGAGTTGCTGAAGCTCACCGGGCAGAAATAGAAGAAGCCCGGGCAGAGAAAGCGCGACAAGCCAAGCACAAAAAGGAAATGGCCGAGTTGGTTGACATCATCACGGCTATCTTTATTACTATTGTTGTGATTGGTGTGATTTTGAGTTTTGTTTGGCAGGCACTGATCTATGCTTAAAGCACCCCCTTCTACTGCGAGCCGGTCTGAGCGCGAAGCCTATGTCAAACAATGGGCGGCTATCACGATTTCCATCTTTGCTTTGCTGTTAGCTGTGAACGGCATGGTTGGTGGCTCTAACTCTGGCAAGGTATTGAGCAAGACCATTGAGGCCAACAATCTCTGGGCTTGGTATCAAGCTAAAAACGTGAGGGCATCAATCTATGCTATTGCGGCTGAACAAAACAGTAAATCTTCAGATACGTTTGATAAGCAAGCGATTCGGTTACGCGAAGACATGGAAGAGATCAGTTACAAGGCAAAAGCTGCGGAAGCTGACCGCGATGCGGCAAAGAACAGATCGCCCTGGTTTTCCTACGCTGGTATGGCGCTGCAACTCAGCATCGTTCTCTCGTCGGCGGCTATCCTAGCAGTGATGATGCCACTTCTATACGGTAGTGTTGTTGTCGGTGCTGTCGGCCTATCCTTTATGACTTACGCAATGGTGCTGTGATGTTGACTTTAATTACCAACCTCCTGTCATTCCTCATGGGTGGTCTTCCAAAGTTGTTGGAGTTCTTCCAAGACCGTGCGGACAAGAAACATGAACTTGAATTAGCCAGGATGCAGACTGAGCGCGAGTTGGAAATGCGCAAGGCAGGATTTGAGGCACAAGCCAGAGTGGAAGAGATCAAGACCGAGCAGCTTCAGATCCAGGCAGAATCTGCCTCCCAACAGTTTGCTCTTCAGGAGCGTCAAGCCCTGTACGCCCACGACATGAGCCTGAACGAAGGGACGAGCCAGTGGGTCAAGAATGCTCGGGCGATGGTGCGCCCCGCAATCACCTACGGGATGTTCTTCCTGCTGATCTGCGTGGACGTGTTTGGCTTTTACTACGCAGTCCACACAGGTGTGGCTTTTGATGTGGCGCTGGACAAGATTTGGGATAACGACACCCAACTGATCTGGGGCAGTATCGTGAGCTTTTGGTTTGGTTCTCAAGCATTCAACAAGAAATGAATGTAAGCCCCAAGGCTATTAACGTCATTCGTCATCATGAGGGCGTTCGTAATAAACCATACAAATGTCCAGCACGGCTTTGGACGATTGGTGTCGGGCACGTTATGTATCCAGAGCAAGGAAAACTTCCAATAGACCAGAGAGATGCATTCCAACCACGCCAAGAAGATATGAGGGTTTACACCAACGAGGAAATTGATGGAATCCTTAGAAGCGATCTTGACAGATTTGAGCGTGGTGTTGAGAGATTCTGTCCTGTTGCACTATCCCAAGGCCAGTTTGACGCTCTTGTTAGCTTTAGCTTCAATGTTGGTCTTGGCACACTTCAAAGAAGCACGCTCCGTCAGAAGATTCTTCGTGGAGATATGGAAGGCGCTGCGGAAGAGTTCTTAAAGTATTGCATGGCAGGAGGAAAAATCCTTCGTGGCCTGGAAAACAGACGCAAAGACGAACGTGCAATTTTCTTGATGTAGCATATGCCAAGTCAGAAGTTAGCCAATATCCCAACGCCACAGCAAGCAGAGGAATTTGATGACTTCATACGACTGTGGCAACAAATCCTAAACCTTAATGATTGGCGCATAGAGCGCAATGCCAAGCCTGCAAAGGGCGCGATGGCAACGGTTGAGGTCAATGCTCCTGCTCGCCTGGCTATTTACAAGCTGGGCGATTTTGTTGATACGCCAATCAATTCTTTAAGCCTGTCCCAAACTGCCTTGCATGAAGTTTTGCACGTCTTCTTGCATGACTTGATTACTGCTGCGCAAGACCGGGGAACCACATCGGAGCAAATGGAAGCAGAAGAACATCGAGTGATTAACGTACTTGAGAAGGTCCTATTTGTGGAGCCACAAAATGGCAAAGTCAAAGATTAGCGATCAAGAGTTCATTGCTATGTGGCGGTCATATCCATCGCCTTCAGAGATAGCAAGAAAATTGGACGTTCACATAAGAAACGTCTTTTCAAGACGCAATCGCATTGAGGCAAGATACAAGATAAAACTTGTCTCCAATGGTGAACATTTGAATCTCAATAATCCTACTGAAGCGCTGACAATGATTATTTCGGCGCGTAAAGACATCAATCGTTTGGAGATTCAAAACGGAACGATACTGATTGGATCAGACGCTCATTACAGTCCTGGACATATACCAGTTGCTCACAAAGCGCTATGCAACGTCATGGCCGAGCTCGGGACCGAGATCAAGGCCGTCATCCTTAACGGAGACATCTTGGATGGCGGACAGATCAGCAGACACGCACGTATTGGTTGGAAGAAGGCACCGACTGTCAAGCAGGAGCTGGAGGCCGTTCAGGAGCGCTTGGGTGACATTGAAAAGGCAAGACCTGCTGGCTGCAAGCTAATGCGCACCTATGGCAACCACGATATGCGGTTTGAAAATCGCTTGTCCAGCCAAGTCCCAGAGTTTGAAGGAATTGGTGGGTTTTTACTAAGAGACCATCTTCCGTTTTGGGAGGATTCTGAGCGGATTGACATCAATCAAGATTGTGTTGTCATCCACGATTGGCATTCAGGAATCCACAGTGGATGGAATGATGTTCTAAAGGGCGGGTGTCACACCGTTACTGGTCACACGCACGAGCTGTCTGTAAAAACTCATACTGGATTCAAAAGTATGCATTTCGGCATAAAAACAGGAATGCTTGCTGATGAAAGCCAGGACGAGTTTGGTTATCGAGCGGGAAGGCCAGGATTTAACTGGCAGTCTGGTTTTGTTGCATTGACTTGGGTCGATGGTGTTTTACTGTACCCAGAGATTTGTTCTGTTAGGGATGGAAAAGCGTTTTTTCGTGGTCGATTGTTTGCTGACTGATCTTTATCGTCTAGCAAAGAGTTTTCCTTTAGGACCACAGATTCCAGATGTCCTTTCCTCGATGCAGGTAGTTGCTCCGAATGGAGTTTTTCTGTCGGAGATCAAGCAGGTCATTGAGATGCTTTTTTTCTCTTTCAATGTTCCTGTTTCAACTGGCTTGTAGTGTTTGCACTTCTCGCACAGCTTCCTATCTTTGTCCCAAGTGTATTTGGGCAGCCTAAAGTTAGCCTCATACACATATACAAGCCTATACATTCTTAGATGCCATTATTGATAGGTTGCACTGCAATACGGATAGTTCATACATGGCTTCCCTGGCTAAAAACACGGCTTCTTCATACCGCTTATCAATGCAAAGCTGGTGAATCTCTTTCAAAAGATCGTCCAGAACAATCAATGGGTGAGCGTAATCAATCATTGGTTTTTTTCCTTTGACTTGGCTTCTATAGCGCGGGCAAATTTCACAATGTCTTTAGCAAGCGTTGGTTCTTCAGATGGATGGAAAGGCCAGAATCTTTGATATTCCCACCAGATAGCTTCATCCGTCAGCCCCTTCCATTCGCGCCTAGTAAGTTTGTTTAGGCGTTTTATGCGCATGGCTTCTTCATAATCTTGATTTGTTGGCCCCGAATTCCAAACAGGTTGTAATTGAGATTCATTGCTGGGAAAGTCAACAGGGTTATCAGTGTTTGAATAATGAAATTTGGCAACTGATTTATCCATGACAGGCTCTTGTTTTGGTGGGTGTGTGTAGAGGGGGCGAGTGAACTTTCCTTTTGGGCCGGGGCCGAACATCACGTTACCGTCATCAGATAACCACGCCACTGGCTTTTGTTCATCCATGGTTCTTCTCCTTGAGTTTGACTTCTATAGCGCGGGCGAATTGTTCTTCTTGGCAATGTGGGTCTACATAACCAATGATTTCGTCTATCTCATCATCGGTCAGCCCATGCCATTTGCGTTCACCCCACACGCCCACTTCCCCAACTTTTGCTAGGTCAGGATGTGGGGTTCCAATGCTGACATCGCCCGTTACTGGATCAATCATCTTTATTCCGTCTCTGTACACAGCTAGGTAAGGAGCTTGTTTCTCAGGCTGCGCAAGCCGAGCGTGCAAAGATGAAATTATGTTGTGATACGAAGGCTTTAGTTCCAGTGCCAGTATCTTTGCATCTCGTACTTCTTCCAACGCCTTCAGCGCCATCTCTAGCAGCTCACGGTCAGTCATACCTGCCACTCCAGTTCTTTCAGCAAGTCTTCCATCGTGTCGCCATGTCCCGTGGCATAGCTGTGCTTAATCATCCACTGCGCCAGTTTGTTGCGCTCCGCAGCAGCGATAAACTCTGCAAAGCGTAAAACCTCGGCATCTGTAAAACTACTTTCATCAAATGCTTGTTCTGCCATGCGGATGATGTCATCGCTGTTCATTTCGCCCACCACTTTAACCTTTCCCAAAACGTCTTAGGCTTTGCTGGCCTTTTGTCATTGATGGGCTTGCCTTCTGCTCTCAGTTTGTCTCGATAGCGAATCTGATGGACAGCATGAGGAGTGATGTTTAGAAGTGCTGCAATCTCTTTGGGCTTATAGCCTTGATCTTGCAAACGCCGGACTTGCGGAGCGTGATATTTTCTTTTACGCACGTTGATACATCCTTATAACTCTGGCATGGGCTGATGGACGCTTAGACTCTACAAAGCCAACAGGATGAATGCGTCCTTGTAGATTTCTTGTAAACGCTCCCCAAGCATTTGGATGATGCGGCTCTGGGAACTCAATTTCCTCGCAGAATGCTCTGAAGTCATCTATGGTGAATCTATCTTCAGCAACAGACTCAAGCCACCAATCAAAAGCCAAATCTGCTTGTTCTTTCCACTCTGCTGCATGGTCTAGAACCAGCTTGATTCCAGCGTCTTTGAGTGAGCGTCCTTGCATATCAGCCTCCAAATGTCATGCGCTTGTAGAGCCTTCTGGTGCGCTCTACGTCTCTTGCACAATAGACTCCGACTTCTTCCCACTTTCCTTCTTGAATCATGGGCCAAACATCGGCACCGGAGATTCCTTCTTTTCCTGGCAAGCCAAGAATCTTGCACAACTTGTCCATTGAGACAAAGTTCTTGCTGTCCCACTGAACCATCGTGTCAAAGATGTTTTGATCCCATGGTTTTGGATTTTTGGGAAAGAAAAATGGAGGTTTGACGTTATAGATAACGCACTGCTTCCAGAGAAATGGAAGATCAAATCCTGCAATGTTGTGGCCTGTCCATACAAAGCGATCTGATTGGGTGAATGATCTTGTCAGACAATCAAAGAAGTCGATTAGAAGCTCTCTAACGGCTTCTGGTGAGTTGTTTGGTGTGTACAGCCACTCCACGTCATCATCGTTGACGGCCCAAGCAATTGCACACATCTGACCAAGACCACCATCAAAGGAAGTCTTGAGATAAGCCTCCTCAACCAGTGCTGGCTTGCTTTCCTTTTCCCACTCAGCAATTGACTCTGCCTTTTTGAGTGTTCCTGGAGGCTTGATCTCGATTGTGTCTTTGAACCCTGCGTGTTGGCAGGGGATCGTTTCAATGTCTAAATAGATGTTCATTGTTTGATCCCCTTTGGTCAGAACGGTGCGTCGGACTCAGAGTCGTCAGACTTATTCTTATTCCATTGCTTTTTCCACTCTGGACTTTGCTGAATCTTGTCCTGCATCCATTGTGGAAGCGCATCAAAGACTTGCAGATCAGGATCATCAAGATTGAAGATCACTGCTTCGTGGACGCCTTCTGGCTTTGCATTGGAAAGCTCTTTTGGCAGCTTTACAGCACTAACCACGTTCGCATAGGTCTTACCTGCTTTTGACTCGCTATGAGCCACAGAGACCATTGCATAAGCACCTACCAGCTTGCTGATGTCAAATGTGAAGGCTTCCTCATCTGTGAATGCCTTTCCCCTCCAGTTGCTTAGGAATGCCCGCAGTGTGGCGTTTTCATGCATGGACAAGGTGAACTCTCGGTCAACGGTCATTGGCATCTGTTTGCCCTTAACGTCAACCGTCAAAGCGTTTCCATCCTCGTCTTCACCAAAAACTTCCCAGGAAATCCTGATCTTGTGTTGCTCTTTATCTCCGAATTGGCCGGTTGTCTTTTGCGTTCCAAGGTCAATCATCTGATAGCACCTGGCGGTGTATGTGCCAGCAGGAACCAGCTTGAACTCTTTAGATGCTGAAGGTTTGGCTACAAAGCCCATTTCTTTTCTCCCAGTTGATTCCGGTCTTAGGGTGACCGGCTTACCCATTAAAACGGTGGTCTTGAAATAAGAATGTTGAAGTAATTTCTGGCGGCTAACCAGTTGCGTCTCATAAGATGTCTAAGCATCAATCTAAAGCACAACCAGTTATCCATGGATTCCCCTCCACATAAATCTGTTTTGATTCATTGACAGCATCGGCTCGATCTCTGCCAAGTGTGGTGTTTTAGCTCCTAAGAACCATTGCTCTCCGTCCCAATAGCTGTACACCATGAAGTGCAGTGTTTTGTGCTTTCGCTGATATACGCCTTTGCGAACAGGCTTGACCGTAGGGCCAAAAAATGGTGTTAACTTCATACCGACCACCACACTACGTAACAGACGGCAAAGAAGATCCCAATAGCGCAGGCCAGCAACACGCTCAGGAAGGCCTCAAATCGGCTCTGTACGCTCTTGATTTCTGCTTGTTGGTATCCGACATCAAAGTTGCATTCCGCAAGCGTTCTAGGGGTTTGATAGTTCTTCATTGGGCCTCCAGAGTGTTGGCAAGACGGTTCATCAGAATAAATCGAGCATCAAGTGCTTTCTTAGCGGTTGCGTTCATAACGATGCTAAACAGCTCTGCATTGGTTGCGCTGTTAAGGTCGTTAATCCTCCACCAAGCCACAGGATCGTCTGCATTGGCGCATTCGTCATAAATCATGCTGGCAAGCACTTCTGGAGTTGTGAGCCCGTCATCAACTTCTTGTGAGTCATTGCGTGGGTCAAGTGGATGATCCGTCAGTGGGAAAAACTCGTAATCGCCTGGTCCGTACATCTTGGTTCTCCGTGTTAGTACGAAGCGAAGATTAAGGCGTCTTAATCACAATGTCATTAGGACTTTCCCTAAGTTGTCTTAAGAATTAGTTGCCTTATCATGTGGGGATGGACAAAAAACAACTTATCGAAAAGGCCGGCAACCAAAAGGCGCTGGCACAACTTCTTGGCATCTCTCAGGCCGCGATCAGTCAATGGAAGACCGTTCCAGAGGCTAGGATTTGGCAATGCATGGCTTTGAAGCCTGAGTGGTTTGAGGCAAAATCCGAAACACAGTTGCCATAACTGTCTTTGGCCTAGGGTTCGCTCTGGGTCTTTTTTTTGCCAAGACGCATGGGGATTGACTGAATCTCACCAGTTCCGAAAGGATAGGGTGGTGGTAACACCGGGAACGCCCGACAGTCCTCAGCCGTGTTGGTACTTACGTGAGAGTGTGTGCCGACAGTTGGCCCGGAGCCGGTGAGTGGGTGTGGGTTTCATTCTCCGTAGTAGTCCCACAATAGTCCTGGGTTGCGCCAGGAGCCAACAACTTTTGCTTGCAAGGCATCTTAAAAGTGATGTAAGATGTTTTGAAATCTCGGCTAGGCAAGGAGTAGCTACCTTGCCGAAAAGCGTCACATCCCCGCCTGCCGATGGTTTCTTTCAGGGATGCGTTTTAGGGATGATGTATGACCAGCATCAAGAACTGGAAAAAGTTTCAACACTTCCGAGACCGTCGGCCTCCATGGATCAAGCTCTACCGCGAGCTATTGGATGATCTGGATTGGCACGAACTAGAACCCAAGGCAGCAAAAGTCTTGGTCATGCTTTGGCTGATAGCCAGCGAAAATGACGGAAATCTCCCTGAAATCAAGAACTTAGCGTTCAGGTTAAGGATGTCAGAAAAGGACGCAATGTCCTGTGTTGACAGGTTGTCTCACTGGCTGGATCAAGATGATATCAGCGTGATATCAACCCGATATCAAGATGATCTACCAGAGACAGAGACAGAGACAGAGACAGAGACAGAGAAGAGACAGATTTCTTTGTCGGGAACTACGTTCCCTCCTTGCCCCCATCAGGAGATTTTGAATCTTTGGAAGAAAAACCTGCCACATCTTGCCCAGCCAAGAAGCTGGGAAGGTTCTCGAGTTGCGACGCTTAAGGCTCGATGGATTCAGGCTGCAAAGCCTTCTCCGTATTCGGAAGAAGGTTACGCCACGGTTGCTGAAGGGCTGGAGTGGTGGGACTCTTTCTTTGCTTATCTTGCCAAGCACACGAATTTGGCTAAGGGGTTTGAGTCCAATGGTCGGGTTTGGAGACCTGATCTTCCGTGGGTGCTTAACGCAACCAACTTTCAAAAAATCGTTGATGGGAAGTACGACAAATGAAAAGTTATAAGCGTGATGAACGGATTGCTGACGAAGCCAACAAGGACTTAGAAGAGCAAAAGCAGCTACGCTGCCAAGCCCACGGTTGTCCGATGCCTTGGTCCTCGGATTTCGGAATGGGCCGGTTTTGTCGGTGGCACGTTGGCAAGAAGCCTCATGAGTGGCCCGAGATTACGCAGTTCACGCAAGCACAGTTTGATCTGGAGGCGCGGGAGCGTGATCGACGAAGGAATCAAAGCGGTGAGCGTTACGCCAATCCAGAGAGGCTTAAGAAGATCATTGAGATGCTGGGCCAGAAGCCTGACCCGCTGGATTGGGCTAGACGGTTAAGGGCTCGGGAAGAGTCTGGGGAAAAGCTGTCAATGGTTCAAAAGGAAGCCTGGAGGAAGGCTCTTAAGGTGATGTTGTGAACCTTATTGAAATTGGAGATTGCCGCGAAATAATGCGGCGATGGGCCAAAGATGGCGTTAAGGCCCAGATGTGCGTAACCAGCCCACCGTACTTTGGGCTGCGAGACTATGGGCACGAAGGTCAGATTGGTCTGGAGCAGACTCCAGAGGAATACATTGATGCGATGGTCGAGGTATTCCGCTGCGTGCGAGATGTGCTGGCCGACGATGGGACGCTGTGGGTAAACATTGGCGATAGTTATGCAGCCGGAAAGGTTGGCAGGGCCGACCAGGACAGAAACACGCGCAACAGGGACGGGCGTGACCCACGAAATGCGACTGATACAGGCTCCCCCTTGTACGGTCAGCGCAAGGTGCCTGACGGACTAAAGAGTAAAGACCTCATCGGCATCCCTTGGATGCTGGCGTTCGCGCTACGCGCTGACGGCTGGTATCTTCGCCAGGACATCATTTGGCACAAGCCCAATCCGATGCCTGAGTCGGTAAGGGATCGTTGCACAAAGGCCCATGAGTACATTTTTTTGCTGTCAAAGTCGGATCGATACTTTTTTGACAATGAGGCGATGAAAGAACCGGCAATTAGTGGGCCTGCTGGCAACGTATCGCATAAACACGCGGATGCATATGTTGCTGGAGACAAAAAAATGCGGACAAAGGCTGGATTGGTTGCTTTTGCTGAAAAGCAACGCACTTGTGCCTATGACGGTACGCGCAACCGCCGCAGCGTCTGGACAGTTGCCACCCGCCCATACAAAGGCGCTCACTTCGCCACATTCCCACCTGCATTGATTGAGCCATGCATCCTGGCTGGAAGCCGGCGCGGTGATATCGTGCTTGATCCATTCATGGGTTCAGGAACTACTGCTTTGGTTGCCAAACAACATGACAGAAATTATCTTGGATGCGAACTAAATCAAAAATATAAGCATTTACAAATTGAAAGACTTGATGAACTAGGAGGTTTATTTTGATTGCTTGCATGGGTGGATGGTGCGCCAGCAGAGATAAATGCCAGCACTACTACGTGCATAGCAAAGTCATTGTTGAAAGGCTTTGCGGCAAGCTGGAAGAGCCGGAGTTAGTTAAGCCTGAACTACACTCAATTTCGATTAAGCCAAGGGATGACCATGCTGCACGTGATGTTCAACGTTGACTGCAATCCGGTTGGCAAGCAGAGGCCAAGATTCCGCAGGGTTGGCAACTTTGTGCAAACTTACAACCCGAAACCTACAACTGACTTTGAAAGCCTTATAAAAAGCAGAGCAGAACAAGCAATGGGGAGCATGGAACCGCTAGAAACGCCTGTAGCGCTTTATTGTTACGTCAGGCTACCCATCCCTCAGTCATACAGTAAAAAACGTCTACGGGCCTGTTTAGACGGTTCCGAGAGGCCAAAAAAGCCCGACCTGGACAACGTGGTCAAGGCGGTGCAAGATGCGCTTAATGGTGTGATCTACAAAGATGACGTTCAAATCGTCAGTTTGCACGCAACAAAGAAGTACGACACGGTGCCTGGTGTTGAGATTCTGGTTAAGGAGGAACTTCCATAATGGATGCTCCTTATAAAGCGGTAGAGTTTATTATTGAAAATTCTGCAAAGTACGCAGAAGCAAAATCAAAAAGAATCTATATCTCTGAGTTCAGAAAATCAAAAAAGGCATTGCTAATGAAGGAGGCAATGCTTAACAAGATCGATGCAGCAAACGCTCAAGAACGCGAGGCGTACAGTAACCAGGAGTACATAGACCTGCTGGATGGCTTGGCAGCGGCGATTGAAGAAGAAGAAAGACTGTCATGGATGCTGGAAGCTGCGAAGCTAAAGATAGAGATTTGGAAGACAGAATCGTTCAACAACCGCAGACAAGAGCGATCCTCGGAATGATAAAAAAGCACACCTATGTAAGATCCAAGCAGCTTCTCAGGATGGTGGCAGAACTTGAATGCCAGCACTGCGGAGCCTATCCAAGCCAAGCAGCACACTCAAACTGGCATGGCAAAGGAATGGGCTTAAAAAGTTCAGATGTTAACGTAGCTGCATTGTGCTTAAGATGTCACTGGGAGATTGACCAAGGAAATAAGTTAAGCAAAGAGGAAAGAAAGAAGATGTGGATGGACGCCCACAAGAAAACAGTGCAAACGATGTTAAGTCGAGGAAAGTGGCCTCAAGACATTGAGATTCCAGATTTGACATGAACCTTACATCTCCAATCCCAGAACATCTCAAGGACGCTGAAGAAAGACTTGAGAGATACGGACGTTGGGCAGCAGATAGGCCACAGATCAAAACCTGTGGAAGTGCTGAAGGAAGATACAAGATCCCGCAAGATGACCTTGACAGACAACCTAAGACATCAAGTTCAATCGATGAGATGATGCAATGTCAAAGGGCATTGGCTGCTGTAAGAAAAGAAGAAAGACAAGTTCTAGCAATCCTGTACATCCCAAGAAAAGTTCCCATTGAGGCACAAATCAGGATGTTTCGGCTTGACAAAAGGATGTTTCCAGAAAGACACATCTCCGGTCTGAGGCAATTTGACATCTTGCTAAAAACCGTGGTATAAAGCATTACCTCATCACGGGATGGGAGCATCGCATGGCTCAAGCCAGGGCGAGGCGTCTTTAAGGCCAGAGGGCCTTTTTTCATTTGGGGGCAAGATGCTGAAGAACCCTGCCAAAGAGATGCAAAAGTATCTCGACCAGAACAAGCGCAAATACCATCACACCAAGTCCATGAAGGCTTACCGCATGGCAGATGAGTTTGGTAAGGGCTACGAAGCCATCGAGATGCAAAAAGCCATGAAGGGCAAGAAGAAATGATCTGCCCCATTGCTACGCAAGACATTCAAGAAAACCTAAAGGCTCGGGATTGGGCCTTCAAGAATGTCGGCTATGGACCAGCAAACCCAGAGGAAGAAAACGAGGAGTTCTGGCAAGCCAAATCAGACGAATGGCAGACTCCGGTTGAAGAAGCCAAGTCAATGCGCTGTGGAAATTGCGCAGCATTCATCCAGACCCCAGAGATGATTGACTGCATTGTTGCAGGAATACAACAAGAAGAGTCTGACCAAGAAACGTACGCCAATGAAGTACAAGACGCTGCGAATCTTGGTTACTGCGAACTTTTCGAGTTCAAGTGTGCTGGAAACAGAACTTGCTCTGCTTGGTTAAGTGGTGGACCAATCACTCAAAAGCTGACTCAGAAGCAAAAGCAGATGTTGCGAATTGCTAAACACGAAGCAATGAAAGGGATGGAATATGAAGATGACTCCGAAGGGCCAGAAGAAGGTAGCTAAAGTGATGTCTGAATGGGGCAAAGGAAAGCTCCACTCTGGCAGCAAAAAAGGACCTGTGGTCAAAAGCCAATCCCAGGCAGTTGCGATTGCAATGAGCGAAGCTCGCAAGGCGATGAAAAAGAAATGAAAGGCCTATACGCAAACATTCATGCAAAACGTGAGCGTATTGCCAAACAGAAGGCTGAAGGAAAAACTCCTGAGCGCATGAGAAAACCAGGAACCAAGGGAGCGCCAACCGCTGCTGCTTTCAAGGCCGCTGCTAGGACTGCAAAAAAATGACTGCCGCCTGGACCAGAAAAGAGGGAAAGAATCCAAAGGGTGGCCTCAATGAAAAAGGCCGTAAGTCTTATGAAAGACAAAACCCTGGTTCTAACTTGAAGGCTCCCGTAAAGAGTGGAGACAACCCAAGAAGGGCATCTTTTCTGGCAAGAATGGGGAATATGCCTGGTCCAGAATACAAGGATGGAGAGCCAACAAGACTCCTGTTGAGCCTAAAGGCTTGGGGAGCAAACAGCAAAGCAGATGCTAAAGCGAAAGCTAAAGCAATCAGCGCGAGAAATAAAAAATGAGCCTACTTGAAGACGAAATCAAGCCAACACCAAGGAACTACATACTTGGTTTATTGGCTGATGCAGCACAAAGGGCAAATGAGACGGTAAGCCGTCCTGCTGGATACGACAATCCTCCTGCCCGAATGCTGATGAGTCTTCTTGGTGTTCCTGCAATTGCTCAGACTCTTGATAGATTGTCTTATGGAGAGCCATTGACCACTGGCAGAGGAATGACAACAAAAGTCAGACCAGAAGCAATGGAAGCAGCAATGGCAATTGCTCCTGGAGTCGGGCCAGCAACAAAAGCAACTGCTAAAGCAGCTAAAGCCGCTACAAAAGAACTTGGACCAAAAGCCGCAGACATTGCAGAGCGGTACATGATGCAACAGGGGTTGGCTATACCAATATATTTGCCACACACGCCACTTAAGCCTGATCCACGAGTTGGAAAACGATTTGAGCAGGAGTTTGTTGGAAACATGGCGCCAAAAACTCAGGTTAAGATTGATGATCTTATTGGCAGCAATGTTATGTTGACGCCTTGGGATTCAACTAGCCGAGGATATAAGATAAAAAGCGTATCGGATGAGGCACTTCCGACGCCTGTTATTACCACTGGTGGGCAAGATTATGCGCGTGACATGGCTCACATGGCGCAAGACATTGGTGGCGCATCGGGTACTGGTATTGCAAAGCGGGTTGTTGATCGCTTCAAGCAGGCTCAGATAGAGAACGTTCAGAAGGGTGGTGGCGGCGATGTTTTCTTTATGCCATCCACGATGTCAAGAGACAGCGAGTTTTTTAGCTCAATGCCAACGGACATTCTTTTGCAATTGATCAAGAAAGCTGATCCGTCATTGAAGGATATTGCGTTTTTGGATGATGCCTTAAGAAATGCACCAGTTGCAACGCCGAAGGGGTTGGTGCGCCCATTTCAAAATTTTCAGGGAATTCTGACACCAGAAGGTCAGGCTCAACTATTTACAGGCGCAGGATTTGCCGCCAAAGGTACGCCTGGCAACTTTCGCAAAGCGTTCACCGAGGAGATGTACAAAGTTCGAAACCAGAAGGACTTTGGCTTCAACCGCGAGGACATAACAAACGCCGTTACTGACGCCGCGCTAATGGGGCTTCCAAAGGGAATGATGGGCAATACGGTAGTGCGAGCGATCCCGGAAAGGGGAGTTGCTCCATCAACCGATAGAGCTTATCCTTCAAATTTCTTTGGTGATTACGTTGGAAGTCTTGGCCTAAGTCTTCCAGCAGAAGTTCTAATGCCAAAAACTTATGGCGCAATCTTTAATGAAATGAAGAAAAAGTATCCTGGAAAACCTGATGAGGCCATCCATTCAATGACTCTTGGCGCTCTTGAGAAAAGAAAAGAGAACGTATCTGAATTTGTTGATCAACAAGTTATTGATAGCGTATATAACTACCTTAGTGGGAATCGTGCTCCAATTGGGCTATTGTTGCCATGACGCTATCGGGAACAGACTCCAAAAATGCAATGACCTCATCAACGCTAATACGCCTTGATGCAGCAAGATCAATGGATGAGGAACCATCGCTTTCCATCAATAGCAATCCGATTACCTTTGCAGATCGGTTAGCAGATGACATGAGTCCAACGGAAATCCCCTTAACGGATGCGTGGAACTCTTTAGGGGCAAATACCCCACGTACTTCTGTTAAGCCAGAAGATGCTTTGCGCTCTCTAAGAAGTCGCACGCGCTCTGTAGATGTTTTTGGCATGGCATATTTTAGTCATCGTTACGCGCAACACGCAATAGGATAAACCCTAATATAATGTGCCAAATATATTAGACAAAGATGGCCCGATGGCCCGAAAGGAATCGGAAACATGAATAAACAATCCTTAAATAATCGAGGAAGGCCAAAAGGCTCACCAAATAGGGCTACAGCAGACGTACGGGCCGCTATAGCCACTTTTGCAGAGGGTAACGTACACAAGCTCCAGGAATGGCTTGATCGCGTTGCAGAGGGTTCTGAGGGCATTAGGCCAGATCCTGCAAAAGCCGCAGATTTGTATCTTAGGGCAATTGAGTACCACATTCCAAAGCTGGCTAGAACTGAAGTCAGTGGTGCTAATGGCGAGCCTATCAAGCAGGTGATTACTTGGGCCAAGTAAACGAGATCGTAATCCCGTATAGCCCAAGAACACCGCAGTTAGCAATACATAGTGCTCTTGACCACAATAGATTTGTTGTTGTCGTTGCTCACAGACGGATGGGCAAGACTGTATCAGCCCTGAATCATCTGATTAAAGCCGCAGTCGAGAACGAGAAAGAAGCTCCAAGATACGCTTACATAGCCCCGACTTACACTCAAGCAAAGAGAGTGGCTTGGGACTATTTGCTGAAGTACACAGCTCCATTGAGCGCAACAGCAAATCACTCTGAACTGAGGGTGGACTTCTGGGGACGCAGGATAAGTCTGTACGGATCTGACAACTTTGACTCACTTCGGGGCCAATACTTTGATGGTGTTGTCCTGGATGAGATTGGAGACCAAGATCCAAGAATCTGGAACGAGATCATTCGTCCATCGCTTGCTGATAGACAAGGATGGGCGCTGTTTATTGGAACTCCCAAGGGAGCAAACCACTTTAAGGATCTTAGAGACAGGGCTGGAGAAGAGCCTGGCTGGGCATCTCTGGAGTTCAAAGCCTCTCAGACGCAGTTAATCCCGCATGAGGAATTGGTTGCTGCTAAGAGGGAGATGGGTGAAGACAAGTACCAGCAAGAGTTTGAGTGTTCTTTCAACGCTGCTGTGGAGGGTGCTTATTACGCAACCTTCCTCAATGAGTTGGAAGAAAAGCAACGGATGGTTGAGATTGAAAGAGACGATCTCACAAAGACCTTCACGGCCTGGGACTTAGGAGTTGGTGACTCAACAGCAATCTGGGTGCTTCAGGCTGCTGGTCAAGAATACAGAGTTATGGACTTCGTGGAAAATCACGGAGTTGGACTCGATTGGTACGTAAACTGGATTAAAGAAAACAAGTGGCACACTGCCGAGCACATTCTTCCTCATGACGTTGAGGTTAGGGAACTCGGAACTGGACGCAGCAGAAAAGAAATGCTGCAAGAAGCAGGACTTAGCATTACTGTCGCACCAAGACTGTCTGTTGCTGATGGCATTCAGTCAGTGA